AGGCGGCTATTGGGTTCACTTCAAAGGCATAAAGTTTTTCGTTTGAGCTTGGCAAGTTTTCCAAGCTGTCTGTGTGGATTGCAATGGTGCTTTGAATGTAGACTTTTTCGTCTGGGTGGAAGCCAGCAGGGCTGACAAGGTCTTTGTTGTTGATGACAACGTAGCGCGTAGAAACAACCATCAAATCAGCGGCCATTGTATCTTTAAAGTCTTTCAGCTCATTGAATGCGTTATTCAAGGTAAGGTCCAGCGTCTTAAATTCCTCTACCAATGTATCAGTGATCGCGTCATTCATTTCATCGTATGACAAGACGTCATCTTTATTAACCTTTGCTTCCCTCAAGTCATCAAGAATTCCAGACATGCGGACACTGTCGGCTTTAGATTTTGCAATCTGTTCTGGAGTGGCATCAGCCAGCATTACTTCAAGCTCTTCGATACGCGCTTTGATTTGTGATTTATTCGGTGTCATGTTTGTATTCCTTTGTTTCCTAGTTACTCATATTGTATGACATACCAAAAAGGTATGCGCAAGCACTTATTTGGGGTTGTGCCAGTATTAATTACACGCTAAGAAAGTTGAGTATCAAATGGAGGGTGACATGGATCACAAACAAACAATCGGATTTACCACGGCACAGCAGCAGGCGCTGGCGCTGGCATGTCGCAAGACGGGCCTTTCTTTCGCAGCCTTTGTGCGCTCTTCTGCGGTGGCTAAGGCCGCTGAGTTGGGCGTCGAAGTTAAACAGCCACCGGCTGACTAATGGTCAATGGTCGCAATAAGGGCGCAAGCTTTGAGCGTGAAATTGCCAAGATGCTCTTTGATGAGCTTGGCATAAAGTTCAAGCGCGACCTAGAGCAATATCGGGCAGTGTCTCACGCTGACTTGATATGCGATAACCCTGACTTTCCGTTCAGTTTGGAGCTGAAGCGGTACAGAGACGGGCCAATCGGCGGATCACCGGCATGGTGGGTGCAAGTTGAAGTTGCAGCGGAGCTTGAATGCAAAATACCTTGCCTGATCTATAAATATGATCGCAAGCAAATCCGCTGCGTAATGCCTTTGTCAGCCGTAATGGAAGACGGCGAAGGCCAAATCGAAACAGACTTTGAGACGTTTTGTTTTATTGCTAGGGAGAAAATGTGATGAATAGCAACATAAGGCATGAGGATTTATCACCTCGAACACGCAAAGATGAACTAGAGAAATCCGCCCGTAAATTTCATTTGTCAAATCCAAATGTTTGGGCTTTGTATGTAAAGTTTACCCGAGAAATGTCTGGAAGAGGCTTTTCTAATTATTCAGCAAAAGCAATTTTTGAACGCATTCGCTGGGAAACCGACACTGTTGGCGAGGACGGTAAATCTACGTTCAAAGTAAACAATAATCATCAACCATATTACGCCAGATGGTACATGGATAGATTCCCGGAGCATAAAGGTTTTTTTCGCATCCGAAGACTTATTAGCAGAAACGAAACCGCCAAAGGTCTTCCAGAGCTAACGCCAAAGGATTTCCCTTATGATAACCGCTGATAAAATGACCAACGCTAAATATCACGATGAGGATGCAATCAGCTCAAGTGACGCAAAGATGGTTCACAGCAAGTCGCTGGCGCACTGGAAGGCCAAGGTCTACAAGTCCAGCCCAGTGTTTGACATTGGAACCTGTGTGCATGCAATGGTGCTGGAAGACGGCAAGGGCATGGTGCGTGGGCCAGATACCCGGCGCGGCAAGGCTTGGACCGATCTATATGAAGAGGCGCAGGCAAACGGCGAGACGCTGCTGACTGCCAGCGATTATGACCTTGCGCGGAATGTAGCCGACAGCGTGCTGTTCCACCCAGCAGGCCAGCGCATGGCGGGCGACACAACGGTCAACGAGGCCAGCTTCTTTGCCACTGACCCGTCAACCCAGCTAAATATCAAGTGCCGCCCAGACAGCTTTTGGGATGCCAAGGGCGTAATATATGACTTGAAGACGTGTCAGGACGCTTCACCCAGAGGCGTAGGCAAGGACATGGTTTCGTATAATTACGCAATACAAGCCGCCTTCTATCTTCATGCTATGACTTGCGCTGGCTGGCCAGTTGACCAATTTGTTTTCGTAAATGTTGAAAAGTCGGCACCATATGCCGTATCAACGAACATTCTATCACCCGAATATCTTGCGTGGGGCAAGCATAAGATGCACGAAACCCTCCACAAGATTGCCAAAGCCAACGAGGCCCAGAGATGGGACACTGGTTGGTCCGACACGACCAATGTGGTCGTACTACCAAGATGGCTGCAATTGGATGCAGCCGAATTTTAAAACTAGGAGACTAAAACATGGCTAATACTGACTTTAAACCGACGATGATCCGAAACGTGGAATTTAAGTATCCGAAGTTAAACGGCACTTATCGTTTTAACACAGCTCAAAAACAGAGCGAGGAATGCGCCCCAAGTGCTTCCGGCGCGTCTTACTCAATCTCATGGGAAATGCCAAAGGACGAAGCTGGCAAGCTGCACGCTGAATTAAAAGCGCACTATGAAAGTTGCAATCGCACTGAACCGTTCTCAAAAGTCTTCGGTATGAAGAAGCTTGAAAGCGGAAACTTTGAGTTTCGCGCAAAACGCAACGGCACAAACAGCCAAGGTGTGCTGAACGAAAAGCCTCGCGTGATTGATGGCATGAAGCAGCCATTGGCTGACTTGGCATTTTGGGGCGGCTCAAAGGGCAGCATTAAAGCCACAGCGTATCCAGTAACTGACCCAGACGGCAATGGCGGCATCAGTTTGCTCATTGACACCGTGCAAGTAACCCACGCGGTCTACGGCGGCGGTGGCTTAGATGACTTTGATGAAGTCGGCACAACGATGCAGGGTGGACTTGACGCAGCGCTGGACGACTTCGGGCCTGCTGCGGTTGAAACCGTAGCCGCCCCAGCGCCAGCAGCTTTACAGGATGACGAAATACCGTTTTGATAAAGAAAGCCCCGGCAGTTGGGACACTGCCGGGGTTCCACTAGGAAAACAGACCGATTGATTGGAGAAAGTCCGAATATGAAAACTTTAACAAAAACAAGCGACGTTGGCAAGGTTGAGATGCTACTTGCAGCCGGTGCGCTGGACACTCGCATAAACGAAGCCGGTTCACAGTATTCACCAATCAAGCTGAAGGAAATCGCGGCACTGGTTGACGAACCGCAGGCCATTGAGAAGTCAAAAGCCGCATTCATTATCCCATCAACTTATCGTGAGCATGACGGAAGAAGCCACGCAGCCCAACGTGAGCGCGGCGAATACTGGATGCTGGCCATTGACGTGGACGAGGGCGACCCGTCTCTCACAGAGCTGCGCACAGCCGTTGACCGAATCACCGGCAATGCTTCCTCACTGTTTTATTCGTCAGCCGGGGCCAGCGAAGACAACCGCAAGTGGCGCGCACTTATCCCGCTGTCAGAGCCTATATCGGGTGAGGATTACGTTGACGCCCAGTTATCGCTGTTTGAACTGTTAGCCGCCGAAGGTATAACTTGTGACCCAGCATTATCGCGCACCGGTCAGCCAATCTACCTTCCAAACGTACCGCCAGCCAAACGCGATGACGCAGGCAACCCTCTATTTTACCACGGCGCACGCAATCGCGGTGACGGCCTGATGGTGCCAAAGGAAAGCACAATCTGGGCAAACTTGATTTTTAGGCGGAAGAATGCCGAGATAGCTGAGCAACGTGCCGCCGCCGAGCGTGCAATCAGAGCGCAGCAACGTGAAGAAAAGCAAAATAAGTTTGGTGAGAGTGATCCAGTTGCCGAGTTTAATCGTAGCAACACGATTGCCGACCTGATGGTCAAGCATGGCTACGAGAAGCAAGGTCGCTCCGACAGCTACCGCTCACCAATGCAGACGTCTGGCTCTCACGCCACCAAAGATTTCGGCACGCATTGGGTCAGCCTGTCAGGTTCAGACATGGCGGCGGGCATCGGCCAAACCAGCGCAGAGTTCTGCTGGGGCGACGCATTCGACCTTTATTGCTTCTACGAGCATGGGAACGACATGCGGGTGGCTGTCAGGACTTACGCAGCCGAATTGCGGCCCAGCCCGTTTGAAGAGGTCAAGCAGGCGGCACCAGAGGCCGAATACGAGCCTGATGACGGCTTAGACGACTTTGACACCGTACCAGAGGCCCAGATTGCGCCAGAGGTCCAACCTAAGCCTACACAGAGGCAGGAATGGCCGACTAGGGTTTTCCGGTTCGATGAGGCAAGTTTACCGCGCAGGCAGTGGGTTTATGGTCATCACCACATTCGAGGTTTTGTTAGCGTCACGGCATCCGCCGGTGGCATAGGCAAGACTTCGCTTACTATGGTTGAGGCGTTGGCAGTTGCAACGAATCGGCCATTGCTGAACGAGAAGGTAATTCAGCAGACAAACACTTGGATAATTAATTTAGAGGACGATCTGTCAGAAATGCAATTGCGCTTGGCAGCGGCCATGAAGCATTACAAGGTCAGCCACGATGACATTGACGGCAAGTTGTTTATGGATGCGGAAGACACAATTGGCATCACGCTGGCCGCTGAGACGAGGGACGGCATCATCCAAAATGACGCCCTGCTCAACTTAATGCGCGACAAGATCAAAGCCAACAATATTGGTTTAGTCATAATTGACCCATTTGTCTCAGTTCACCAAGTTAATGAAAACTCAAATATGAGTGTGCAAGTGGTGGTCGCAATGCTGCGCAAGCTGGCCAGAGAGGCCAATGTCGCCATTCACGTCGTGCATCACGTTAGAAAGGGCAACGGCGTTGACGCTGACATCGATAGCGTCAGAGGCGCAGGCTCACTTATTGGTGCGGCCAGAGCAGCCAGAGTTATCAACCGGGTTAGCCTAGAAGACGCAACCGCGCTGGGCGTGCCGGAAGACAGCGCCAGAGGTCTGTTTAGGGTTGATGACGGCAAGGCTAATCTCAGCGCGCCAGCAGACAAGGCAGTCTACCGGCGCATGATTGGCGTCAAACTCGACAACGAAGAATACATTGGCGTGGCCGTTGAGTTCAACCTGCCAGATCAGTGGTCAGGCATGTCAACCAGTGTAGTCAACAATATGCTGGCACTCATCGACAAGGGGCCAGAGGATGGCGAGCGCTACTCAATCAGGCCGCAAGACCGGCAGCGTTGGGTTGGCCTAGTCATCACGGGTTATGTGTTCCCAAACATAGACGACGCGAAGACCAGCGGGCAAGCCAAGTCAATTCTGCGCAAGTGGATGGATGAGGGCTTGATTGAAGAGCAACAGTATCACAGCCCAAGCCAGCGCAAGGAGCGTGGCGGCGTGATGTCAACAGGTAGAGTTGGGGAGATGGGAATATGAGTATAGTTGGATGGACAGGGGACTCTAAAGATTGCTTTCACAGGTATCACGACAGAAAGGAAAAAGAAAACGCGCTTGAGTTTACTTGGTTCGCAAACAGCAACCCAAGTCTTGAGTTTTATTGGCCAAATCGTGACAAGGCTCCGTGGCACATCCAGTGCGTCACCAAGATAGGCGATGACGACGTTGAGATGAACTTCTGGCCACACAAGTCAAAAGGACAGTTTAAGTACGAGAAGGCCATTGAGCCGTTGAGCGCGTTTATCTATGAGCTAAGAAAACGGATCAATGAAGCCGAAAGAGAAGAAGATTTTGATGTCGTTGAGTAGTGCGCCAGTGGATTTTCTCAGTGGCGCACCAGTGGCGCGACTGGCGCATTTGGCTGAAAGCCGTGAAATTAAGGGTGATTCGGAAATATCGCAAACACCTTATTTATATAGTGCGCCACTGGATTTACTGAATTTCCTCCGGAAATTTACACCCAGTGGCGCACTTTGTCAAGACGCAGGTCTAAAAAGAGTTGGCCAATGCCAACACTCTCTTTTTTTGAGACGACCAGCAGCGCCATTGCCGGGGCTTTCTTGGCTGACGCCAAGCCCCGTCAAAGTCGCAGTTTTGCGTCCTTGCTTCGGTTGGCAGGGTTGGAATAGGTTAAAAGGGTTGGTCCACAATGGTTAATAAAGTTAAAGCAGGAAAGCCAAAGTCGGCATCAGCTAAAGCGGCGATGGCCAATCGTGGTAAGTTTGAAAGTAAGCACACTAACTACGGTGAGCCGGTCCACTACAAGGTAGCAGCGGCAGTGGTCCCGTTTAGTGCCGCGTCGGCTAAGGCGGCAATGGTCTGGGGTGATACGCTGGTTGAGAGTGTGCCGCCAGCTTACGCGCTGCGCTACAGAGAGCTGAAGGGTGATCTGGACGCCGCCATGATGACAGACAATTACACGCTCTGTGCGGAGTTGGCTGCGTCTCTCATAAAGGCGCTCAAGATGATGAATGAGAAAGCAAGGGTCGACGGCTTCAAGCCGCCGCAAGTTGATGGCCATATCGTTGAATGGGGCGGCAAGATATATTGCTTCCTCGCCAGCGGTGATCTGGCCGCAGTGCGCAAGGCTAGGCCGACGTGGGCCGTGTATCATCTGAGCGACGTGTGCGCCGTCCTAAGCGTGCGCACAGACGAGATGATGGCCGCAGTGGTAGACAAGTTTCCCAACGCCAAGATTGTTGACGTTAGGTTGTATGATGATGAAATCCCATTTGGGCATGATTGAAGGAAGATAAGATGAAACGTGACGAAATACTCAAGAGCGCCGGTCACTTGATAAGCAAGGATCGACACGACACATACGGAGACAGCGCGACGTCTCACAGCCGCATAGCTGCGTTCTGGTCAACTTATCTAGGCGTGGAGCTTAGCGCAGTTGACGTGGCATCCATGATGGTGCTGATGAAGGTCAGCAGAAGTATTGGCGGGTCAGCCTCGCCGCATCTCGACAACTTCGTGGATATTTGTGGGTATGCGGCGTTGGCCGGTGAGATGGCCGCTGACAGCTCAAAGGATGCCGGGTGAGCCTAAATGCAACTGAGGTTGATTTCTGGGCGCAGTTGCGCTTAGACTGAGGCTGCGGGCTATGTTCTCCCGGTAGCCCGACAACTCTGCCCCTGATTGCGTCAAGTGCAGTCAGGGGCGTTTTTTTAAGGGGAAGCCGATGGCGTACCGAATAGAACTGAAGATGAGCCTGAACTGCGACGACAGCGACGAAGCTGAACTAGAGCTGGATGAGTTAGCTGAATATATTGGCGGCAGGCTGGTTGATGGGTCAGACTATGATCGTGTCATACAAGCAATGGTCGAGGCAATCGTTGAGCTGCATAGCGTTGATGATGGCGACACTGTCCACTGATTAGTTGGGTAGGTTTTTAAGCTCTGCGCGAGACACAGTCACATTGCAGCGCGCATCTGCTCGCGTAGCAAACAAGGCGAGAAGGTGTCAACATTGTGGCAACAATAAGGCAAACACTGTGACGGCGAGGTGTTATCATACC